AAGAATTAGCCTGACGCTTTTATAAAATAGCTTTGTACCTGTATGTTTACCATAACAGATATAATCTCCTACCTCACACCAAGAACCAAAAGGAAACTTCTCTTGATCTTTATAAGCCATATCTCCAAGAGCTATTACACGCCCGACTGTGGTGAGATATGCCATATCATCTTTGGTAGAGTCTGGTAGAATAATACCTCCTTTGGTTTTTGTTTTAATTGATATAGGTCGTACAAGAACATGAAATCCTGGAAGTTCTGGTAGTACGTCTGGATCAGGATGTTCATCTTCATCTGTGGTCCAAAGATTATTTTTCACTGCATTTCCTAGTTGTGCCTGTTGCATGTCACTCCTCTTCTTCTATATAAAGTTGTTTTTGTACAATATCTCTTAGGTTTTGTTTAGCCCATTCAATTCCTGCAATATATCCTACAACTTGTTTATATGAATGATAATCTACAGGATTACCTTGAGCTAAACTATTCTTTTGATTCTCTATCTCTTCTTGATATACTTGAGCTATTGTTTCAAATATATCCATTAAGAATATTTAATTTTACTCGGTGCTGGCATTTCCCAATACTTAGGATCATATTCAGCTAGTCGTGAACGAGTAGCGCGAGAACCTTGAATATCTTCTTTAGTCCAATCTCCATATGATTTAGAACGATCTACAACATGGGTAGGTTTCCCATCTGTAATTCCTGCTGCATCATTAGGATAATGCATCTTTCCATAATTAGGCATTAGTTGTCTCCTTTATTAAATTTAGTATCATATCTACAGCTTGCATCTGAGATTTATCTTGAGAGTCTGCTCTGTCTTTAATCATAGACATCATTGTTCTCTCATCTTGACCTTCTTCTTTCATTTGTTCTGTCAAGAGTTTAGTAAGCATTTCAAGTGCTTTAATAGTTTCTTTACTGGCTCTGTCCGATTCAGCTTTCTCATCTTTCATTGCTGCTGTAACACCAGACTTGGTAGCCTCAAGAATTTGTTTATTTTCTTCAAGATCAAGCTTTTTATTTTCAAGAGCAACTTCAGCATTATTAACAGCCAAGTCCATTTGCATCTTTTGTTTTTCTAGCTCAACCTTTGCCTGTTCAAGAGCAACCATTTGCTGCTCTGGAGACTGAGCCATACCCATTGCCTGATTAGCATTTTGAACTTTTTTAGCTGCTTCCATAAGTGCTAGTTCAATAACTTCTGGTTTCTGAGCAGACTCTGGAGCAACAGTACCAAGCTCTTGTTGTGCCATACCATTAACTTGTTCTTGATATTTCATAACAGAATGTTCTTGAATGTTAGCTTGTAGTACAGGTTGTACTCTTTGCATAATAGGATTAGCACCATTCATTGGGTCTTGAAGATAAGCCATCTTTACTTGAATGTGTGCATCATGATTCTGTCCTGGAAATGCTGCAATAGCAATACCTTTAACAGCCGCCATAATATCTGATACAGGATCAAGAGCTTTAGCTTCTGGTTTAGGTGGCAGTATCTCATCTAGGTTTGGCATATTAGCAGCACTAAGTATTGTTCTATTTAGTGCTTCAGTATTAAACATACCAGGAGGAGATTGTTGTGCCATTTGCAATGCCATGTTAGCCAACATCATACGATGAGCATTAGATGGAATGTTAGGATCACTTACAGGAATAACATCAATCTTACCATCAAAGTCTGTTTGATAAATATTACGTTCTGCCAGAGGAACCTCATAAGGATATTCTTGTGGTAAATAATCTTTATCAATACTGGCAAGAATTTTAAATTCATCACGTTGTGATTTATGTAGTCGTTTGTGAATAGCTGTAAAGAATTTACTAGAAGCTTCTAGTAGTGCCATTGTAGTTCCAACAGGTCCATAGGAGGCAGCATCTGAAACAATCTGTTCAGTGCTGTCTGCAAACTTCTGACCAGCAGCAGTTACAAACTGAAGCATTTGGTAGAGCGTCGAGGAAGGCTCTTTGTACGGGAGAGATATAATTGCCTTGTTCAAATCAATACCTGTTGCTTCAACCTCCTTGAACTCTCCTGGAGCTATAGGCTCATTGTTGCCTACCATACGCACACCTTTAGCCTTAAAGCCACCTGGGAGATTCGCAAATTGACCTGCGTCTATCAATGCTCGCATTGCAGCGGTTGCACTCATAGTTAGATTACCAAGGAAATGCATGAGTCCCAAACCATAGAACCCAAATCCTGGAACAAAACGATAATGTACAAAGTGTACTTTCTTTTGTTTTGTAGGATCATCCTTGTCGTAATTACGTCGAATACTTAGTACCTGTTTAGATTGTTCTTCTATTGTAACAATATAAGGAAGAGACTCACCATCTTCTGAGTTAGGATCGTTTATATCAAGATAGCAATGTTGCTCTAGCAATACATACTGTGGATCAGAATCACTGGAGGGAGACAACCCAATAATAGTATCCATCTTTTCTGCAAACGATGTTGGATTAATCATTCCTGCTTCAGGAAGATCAACATCTGCATACATCTCTGCTTTTATTTCTCGATAAAGATCAACAGGACTTTTATAAATAACATGTGTATAACGATCAGCATTCCTTAGATTAGATGCATTATAGGAAATATAGAACTGATCAATAGGAATAAACTCTGACACAGGACGTTTAAAAGAAGCATCATAATAAAGTTTCTTAAACGAAGAACCTATCAAGGGTAGATGAAAAAGCATTCTTTCAAATTCATCAAAGTATTCTGGCATCTGTTCAGTAAGCTGATAGTTCATAAAGTTTTGAACACGCATAGCTTGGTTTTCTTTTTCAAGCGTATGCTTACCTAGTATCTGTGCCTTGACAGGACCATTAGGAGGAAACAACTCCTGTGATGCTTTTGATTGAAACTTAACTGCTGATTCAATAAGCAGGGGATGCACGGCTGTACATGCACCTTCAAAAGGTTCAGATGCTTCTTCTATCTTTAGTCCTAGAAGATCAAAGCCTCTTTCAAACATAGACTCCCATTCATGACGGGACTCCTTATCTGCATCATAATTATCATAGAGAGTACGTGCAATGTCCTGAAGCTCATCCTCTTCAAGATCATCTCGCATATTGCGATACCATTCGCCAACAGAATCCTCTGCGCCCATTTCAATAGTTGTTTCTTCGGCGAAGTCTACAAGAACTCCACCATCATCATCAAGCTCAAAGGTAGCTTTAGACTCATCTACCATAGGCATGGGAACAACATTATCCTCCATAGGATTAATTTGTTCAAAGGGATTTTGTTCAACTGCCATTTTTATAGGTATCCTTAAATTTTAAATGTATATATTCCATTACATCTTTTTGATATTTTTTCCAACGTCCTATGCACATTTCTGTTCTAGAACAAATACAATTTTTTTTCTTACATCTATAGTGTTGATAGTGAGGTCGTTTAACAGACTTATTAATCCCAACTTCAAAAGGCCACATTGTTAGACTTATCATTGCATTTACATGGATTACATTTACAATTTTTACATTTACACATTATATTGCCTTTGCTTCATAAGGGTTTGGATTACGTTGGATCATACCACCAGATTCTCTATTTATAATTTTATCATATACAGGATGTTCTCTTCCTCTTACTGTCATTTTACCTATTGGCTTACCAAGCTCTACAAAACCTTTAATAGTTGGACGCAATCTCGGTTCGCTTTTTTTCTTTGCATATCTAGACAAACCAACACCTTTAGGAAAATCTACTTCTAATGCATAATAATGTTTTCCTTTATTTTCTACAGAAACTAATGTAGGAATATCCTCGTAACCTTTAGGAGCCTCTGTCCATTTCCATCCTGCTTTTTTCTTAAATAAATTTGTTTTTATTTGTGTAGCTCCTTTAGTATCAGGACTACCTGCAATTTCTACTTCTTCTGGAGATGCTTTAAATTTAGGCTCTCCATCTTTTCCTACTACGATTGTAGCATCTTTTAAATTTTTACCTGTTAAAGCTTCTTTTGTAACAGGATTTAAATATTCTCCACCCTCTGGCCTAGCATCTTCTGGAAACATTCTTTGAGGTTTAGGAAAAATAGATATACGTTCAGGTAAAGAACTTAGTCCTTCTTCTTTTGGAATAGGCATAGAACGCTTTGCTTGAGGCGCAGCTTTCTTTACAGCTTGCGTAGCCAATCCTGTTAGTAATTTTGTTAGTGCTGCTGCTGACATTATCTTCTCCAAAAATATT